AGGAAACCTATTTAAATGTCCAGCAAATGTTGGTGGTGGAACTCTTGAGAATCGTATAGAATCATTAATAAATTCTTGAATTGTTATTATTTGTGTTTCTTTATATTGTACATTATTTAATGTATGAGCCACCATTGTTATCTCAAACATTCCAGCAGAATCAAACTGTACATTTGAAAGATTGGTTTTGTTTGAAACTACACCATTACCCAAATCCCACTGTATATATTTTATATTTGAAAAACTAGCACCAAACAGAGAAGTGTCAGGCATAAAAGAAAACTTTGTAGATCTAGCATATAGAGGATCATTATCTTTTCTTGTTGTCTTTAAAATTTTAAATTTACCAGCAGGAAAATCAAATATATCAAATTCAAAATATAATGTTTCAGACATTAGTTTTGAATTTGATAGATAATCAATAACAACCGATACTTTGTATTTGTTTGGTTTTGAAAACACCTTTACGACTGTTTTAGATGTTGATTCTAGTGGTTTGGAATCATCATTCCATGTATACTTCGCTTTTTGAAAAAATTTAGTACTTGTTGATAAAATACTAAAAGTAAAGGATGTTCTATTACTAAATCCTACTCTACTAGTAGACCCATACTCAGAATTAGAAGTAACAGTAATCATATTATTTAAAATTGTATTGCTTCTTGTTCAAATGTTTCATTGTAAATTTCTATTTTTTTAAAAATATTTTCTATATTATTAAAAACAGGAAATTTAAAATCTTCTAAAAATACATTTTGTGTATAAACCTTTCTATCATTGCTTGGGTAATAAAAATTCCAACCCAATAAAGAAATACCATCAGTGCTTGTATTTGTTTTTGTATTAATAGTTTTAATATCACTAACATCATCCAATGATAAAATATTTGTTGTAATTCTGTTAATATCAATATATTTTCCCAATTTACAATTTTCATGTAAAAATGTTTGATTAATAATATCCACTATTCTATTAATAATCATAGAATCTGATAATGTGGTTGTTCTGCTCTTAAAAATTCTCAATTTGGTATTGGATAATTCTGACAATGATAAACTGGGGTCTTTTATATCAGGGACATAAAAATCAAACATCATATAAACAGGATCTAATGGAACTATTTCTGTTGTTAATGTTTTCCATCTATCTAATCCATTTATTATAATTTCTTTTTGTGGTGGGTTTAAAAAAGACTGTCTTTTTGATTTAGGAACTGCACAAAAATATAAATTATTAAAGTTACATGCATTAGAAAATTTAACTTGATTAAACAAAAGATTCAATTCTTTACCAGCGTTCTTGAGTCCAATGTCATAAACATATTTCATATATTTCATAAGATACTCATTATTATTGAATATTTTTACGTCTGTTATTAAATCTGAAAAGTTATTTCTTATATATGAATCATAATCTGTTTTAGTTATTAATCTATACTGCGATCTAAATGTCTGTGGAGCGTTCTTTCTTATAGAGTCTACAGTTTCTTCATTCTTTAAATCTGATGATGGGTATGCATTGTTAACAAAAACGTTTCTGAGGTCGTTTATGCTCAAATAATTTGCATTGACAGAATTAGTATCATCTAATATATTTGGATATAATAAAGAATTGTATTTTACAATAAATTGATTATTCAAACCACCAGATCCTATAGAAATATCATCAGGATCTATTCTCAAATAATAAACCAATACTTGATCTCCAGAATTTAACTTTTTTCCATTTATATCATTTCCAAAAGTTATTTCATAACGTTTGTTTTCATTATATCTTATTTCATAAACAGTTTCATTTGCAGAGTGTAAAAATAATTCATTAACCGAACTATATTTTACCCATTGATTTGACAGATATTCTTTTACATATACATCTATAGAATAATGATCCACGAATATTTTTTCATCTAAAGACAAATATACAATTTCGTTATCAAATCCGGTAGATGTATATATTGGATATTCTTCATAAACACCTTGTTTTAATAAAACTTTGTCATCTAATGCTGTTATATTCTCGTCAACATTAGAATTTAATTTAGAAAAAAACACATCTTGTGTGAATGAAAAGTTACTTGCACCAACATTAATATAACTATATCTGGGAATAGTATAATTGTTGGGTGATACATTTGATCCAGCCACAAGTCTTATAGGAACGGTTGGCGCGGTTTTTCCTATTGGTTTATAGTTAAGTAGTTTTACTATTTTATTCATGTTTTCATACAACTCTACTTCTGAAAACATACTTTCTGATGAGGTTTTATTTAAATAAAATAAAAGATTACCGAACACTAAACTTATAACATCTATTACCGCAGATAAGTTAGAACCTTGATAATTTTGACCAGTAAATACCTTACCTTTATTTAATCTATCTATTATTAGACTCTTTAAACTTACTGCATCAAAATTTAAATATGAGTTTTTATCAAATGGTAATAATTCATTCATGTTGTATATAATTATTTAGAAGAAGAAACATTAGATTTGAGAATTATATCCTCTGAAAACTTTTTATTAACGTTGGGTATTTCATAATATATTGATAAAAAATAACTATTATTATCATAATCAACTTTTACATAAATTTTTGTTACGTTTATTCTAGGTTCCATTCGGGTAAGATTGCTTAAAACAAATCTTCCTATGTAATCACCCTGTGTGTTAGACAACGGTTCGAATAAAAATTTGTCTAAATTCATACCAAAATCAGGAGACAAAAGTTTTTCACCAGGTTTTGTATAAATACAGTTTCTTATAGAATTTCTAATTGCATTTTCATCAAAATCTACTTTAATATCATTAGAAAATCCGGTTTTTATTGAAGTTCCTATAGAAATAGTCATAGTCAAATCTAAATGAAGATCGTTATAAGTTATTTTATCATAACTGTTTTCAGATACTTTTGTCTGTTGAGTATTAACCTGTTTAGGTTTAATTAAATTATCTAGACGAACTGTAGCCATATTAGGATAAATATACTTATAGAAAAAATATTTATTATGACAAAATATAATTCATTTGACGTTATTTACGAAAAAGCATTCTCCAAATACGCTAACGGCGGGGCATTTAGAGAAAACACACCAATAAAATTAAAAGACAAGTATTTTACTTCTCCTTACTTTAAACAAAGATATTCAGGAGATTCTGTATTTGTTGACTGGCTACAAAATTTAGTAAAACAAGGTATTTTCTTTTTTATACACAAAATTCATGCAGATGGAACAATGATGGATAGACAGGATGCAAATGATTATGCTGGATCTAATAACATTTATCTAACTATTAAAACAGACCCAAGAACACCAGCATATTCAACAGAATTTAGTGAATTTAATGTTCCTGCTGATTTTACCTTTATTGAAGTTTTAGATTTTGGTGCAAACTTACCACCTGTTCAGGGCGTTCCTAATAAATACGAACAACCTATAACAGATTATACGCCACAAGAAGCACCTAGCTTTATAAAAATCGGTAATCAACCAAAAGACAATTCTTTACCTAAGAAGAATATAAAAATAAAAATTTAATTTTTTGAACTCATTGTATTCTCTATTGAGAAAATACAGCAGTAAAAATTAATTTCATGATCTAAAACAAAGTTATCTTTGTACATATGTTCCCCTATGTCTAGAAGAATTAATTTTTTTATATTTGTTGATAAATTAGATTCATAAAATATTTCAAACAAAGACTTCAGTAACAACTGATAATTGTTACTGAATAAAATTTCTGATTCTATTACATATTTCCTTATTTCTAATGAAGAAATGTTATGTATTAATTTTTCATATATAGAGGTAGCAAAATCTGAAACGTTATCGGTTTGTATAATTTTTAATTTATCAGAAACTGAAAATTTCTGAAGATCATTTATTATCCTACGTATATCAGGAAATCTAGTAGAAATAAACTCACCAATCTTTTTCTTTTCCTGCTCTTCTATTTCTATTTTTTCATGAACTAGAATAGAAACACATCTTTTTAAGATATCATCTATTTTTGTATTAAGCTCAAAACTTATACATCTAGATTTTATAGGTTCAATAATCTTGTTAATATAATTAGCCGTTAATATAAATCTGGTAGTATCATGGTACTCTTCCATTACATTTCTCAATACTCTTTGAGCATCAACAGTCATACCGCAAAACTCATCCAAGATTATAACCTTCTTCAACCCATCAAAAGACCGTATTTTAGAAAATGAAACAACCTTGTTTCGTATAGTATCTATACCATTTTCATCACTTGCATTTACATATAGATATTGACATTTTAAAACGTCATTAACCAATATTTTTGCTAATGTTGTTTTTCCTGTTCCTGCATTACCATGAAAAAGAATATTTGGTATATCGTCACCAATAGACTCAAAATATTTTTTATTTTCATCAGACAACAAGATGTCATTTAACGTTTTTGGTCTATATTTTTCGACCCATAGATCATTATAATGAGAAACCTTCATACATAAAGGATATGCCATTTTTTCCAAAATGTCCACTAAAAAATTGAAAAACTCATTTAATAGATAAATATATTAAACCCATGAACATGGACAATTCTAACGAAATAGACTCAATAATAGATCAACTTAAAAATGATTCGGTTGATACTCCACAAATAAAAAGAAAACCAACAGTTCTTTTTAAAGATTTGACTGATGATAGTGTTAATGAATATGTTTATAATAAAACATCAGAAGTCATAGAATCCGGTCTTGATGCTATTAATAATCTCAAGGATTCTATAATGACTGGACAAGATCCTAAAGAAATATCAGCATTAGCTCAGTTGATAGGAGCAACAACAAAGGCTATAGATGGATTAAATAAAATAAATCTTCAAATAAAACAACATAAAAATAATTTAGAAGTTGCTAAACTTGAGAATGATAGTATTAAAAAGTTACAAAGCAACACAACAAATGTAATAGCCATTGCATCAAGAGAAGATGTTATGAAAAAACTCTTCGACAAACAATCAAATAAATTAGAAAGAATTGAACTTATTGACGAGGGAATTGTTGATCAATAATTTATTTTAAAGTATAAAAATTCGGAAATTTTGATGGTGGATATACTTTTTTATGTTCTAATTCTGCATCATCACTTTTAACCAAATCCCTTATCTCATTTATTGTTTTACCCCTTAATCCCTTTGGTGTATATGCATTGAATGGCCAAGGAGCAGGGAGCTTTTGATTATATGCTTTACTTGTTCTTGGGTCATTCCAAAAAGATTTTTCAATAGGAACATTTTGTTCCATTTCTTCTAATGTGGAATAATCATTAGGTGGAATTATAATAGTTGTTCTAAATGGTTTAGTGTCGGAATCAGCTGGATCACCATCAAAATAATAAACGTATGATTTTTCTATCTTAATGGGAGACTCTGCATTTTTTGCTGATGATATATCTCTTTTTGTATATGATTGAACTTTATCTCTATACTCATCTGAGTCTCTACCATAAATTTCTTGAAAAATTTCATCATATAAAAGATGCCATTCAGGTATTTTTGAATTTATTTTTATTTTAGTTTCTACATTTACAGGAAGATTCATTATAATTTTTTTTGCATTATTTTTAAATCTTAAAATATCATTATCAGCCATAGAAGAATAATCGTGATATTCTGTTTTAGTTGAATCTAAAATAGATTGGTATGAAGAATTTTTTATTTCCTTTACTTCTAGTTCAGTTAATCCATATTTACTGGCTATGCTAGAATTTGGTATTCCTCTTATAGTATTGAAAAGCTCTCTTGCTAATGTAAGGTTGTCTGGATCGGTCTTTAGTTTTTTAATCGCTTCCACATTTAACGATTGTAATGCTTTCTTTAAAATTTCTGGATCTTTTATTTTACCAGTTCTATATGATTCTTGATCAGAAGATATGTTAGATACACTAC